CCTGTAGTAGGAGCAGAAACGGATGGTCTTGGTTCTCTGAGTGCTTCTGGGTCTGCTTTATGGTGTGCTGGTTCGAGTTGTGGATGTTTGATCTCGTAACATTCTTCACAAACTTTAAAACCTGTCCATTCTTTTTTCAGTTCTAAATAAGGGTAGTTGAATCCACACCTATCACATATAGCTCTAGCATGTGTTCCTAAAGCATACGCCATTAATAGTAACTTCTAGCTGGTACTAGGTTTAAAGAAACTCGACTTCTATCTTCGTCTGCTGCTAAACTAAACTGCTCTTCATAGACTTGTTTTAACAATCCAGCTTTTTCAGGATTCTTTTTTAACGCTATGTTGTACGCTAACCCACTAACCATACAAGGTATAAACCTTGAAGGTACATCAGGATTTTCTGTAGAAGTAGATACGTCATCAATACGTTGTATATTGTATGTTACAACTTGAGAAGTAATGTCTGGTGTTGGCCATACCTTTAACACAGGAGTAGTTTGTCTATCTAGAAAAAATTGAACTGGTCTACCAGAATTATCTTTGTTAGGAATGTTTAAATATTCTGTCCTTCCTATCCTAGTTAGTTCTACATCAGTAGAAACACCAGCTGTCGTAGTTCTTAAAACTGCGGATATAATATCTATATCATAACTGTTTAAATTATAACTATTAGTTCCTACAACCATATCTAGGGTTACTGGTTCTATAGTCCACAAATTAACGCCTCTATTAGCCCAATCTGCGAACATAATATTAAGCGAACGCCTCGCGGTCTTTGCATCGTAACCTGTACGCTGTTCTAGACCTGCTAGTTCGTAGGCTTCTTCTATAGTGTCCGCTATATCTAAGGCAAAAGTTTTAGTGCCTGAAGTTGCCATTTACTTAAAACTCTTTTAATAAAGTTAGTACTATAACATACGAGTCAGCACTTGAGTGACCTGTGGTAGTTAGTGCTATATCTCCTGTTTTTCCACTGCCTGAGGTATTTCGTATACCACCAAAATCTGAAAAATCTTCATCAGTTGTATAATCTGAATTTAAGTCCCAACAAATAGTATTGGTAGTAGCGTCCCACAAAAGTTTTACGCTCATACCAAAAGTAGAATAAACAATTCTAGCTAATCTAACACCAGTGCATGGGGCTGCATCGGTAGATCTACTTGTTAAAGCACTTACGTCAACTTTAGTTACTGCTGATTCGCCTGTACCATCGGATGTGTTGGTCAGCTGTATAACAGCCGACCTATCACTATCTGACAGAGTTGTTGAAGTTACTGCGTCTGCCATGTTCTACTCCTTAAATAATACCTGTAAGGTTAATTAATGAGTAATCGGTTGTTACATTAACAATCATAACTGTACCAATTACCTGAATAACATCTCCTGCTGCTGGTCCAACTGCACCGACAGCTCCTAAAGGAACTGCGTGGTTACCCACTACTAGTGTGCCTGAAGTTAATACTGTTGCAGGTCCTGAGACTGCGAACCAACCGTAAGCACTAGCAGCCATATCTACAATTGTTACACCTAGTGTAGCACCTGTAGTTGTAGCAGCTTGACCTATTAACCCACTGCGTGGATCAGGAATTAAAGTAATTCTTGAACTTGTTGTAATTGCTGTTGCTAAATCATCGTAGCAAGTAATTACTATTGATGGATCGGCTGAATGATCATGTGCTGGATTAGATTTAATTCTAAGCATTTGACCTTCACCTGCGGCATCATTTACATAAAGATAACCATTTGCGTATTGGTTAAGAGTAACGTCAGTACCAGCAGTTTCTACTGAAATTGCGGTTTCACCTGCTGCGACTCCTGCTGTTGGAGTTAGATCAAAATGATGTGCGATTGAAGCTGCATGAGTTACACATTTACCTGCTGTAACTGCAACTGCTGCTAATCTACCATAACTATAAACAGTATTACCGTAAAGTAATCTACTGCCTAAAGGAAATAATTGAGTAAGTCCTGAAGTAAAAGGGTCTACTGTTCCGTATTGGCTACCGCCTTTACCAACTATAAAATCAGCAGGACCATATCCTGTTGCTGCTGCGTATTGAATGTGTCCGCCATCATCAGTAAAGATGTTACCATCTGCGTTGATTACCAACCCATCAGTTTCTGCACCTGTATCTGAATTTACATCGATAGTTTTAAAGCCGTTTTCTGAGCGGACTGCACCGCTAAAAGTTGAATTTGCCATAATTTCCTCCTGGGAAATAAGTTCTACTGTATTGGCTTGTCTGCTAGGTCAGTCTGTAGAACAAGTTAATTAATCCTAGATATCCTATTGTATAGTACTTTTCACAATAAAAAAAGGGGAACATTAAGCTCCCCTTTAAGATAAATGAATATCAAAGTTCTACGAACTAATTAAGCTCCTTTAGAAGCGTACATTCCACGCCAGTCACTAAAGCCGAAAGAATATCTTTCTCTAGCTTTGTATCTTACGTTTCCTGTTTCGAAGTCACCTTCCATGCCTGTTGACATAGGGGATCTTACGAAATGCTTCATTCCGTTAGGGGCATCAGTTTTTATGAACCAAGCGTCAGTATCAGTAAGATAATGATTTACAACGTAACCATCAGGCAACATGCCCATGTTTTTCATTGCGTTAATATCATTATCACTTGTACCAACTCTACCTGGAGTTTGTAGAAGTCTATCAGCGACGAATTGAAGTTGAGGCGGTACAATCAATTTTCTTGCTTGTACATTAATTTTTATGCCTCTTTCATCTTTAAACGCTGCGATATCGATCATTGCGTTTTCTAATGAAGTTTCATTCAAGTCTGAGTCAGTGCTAGGTTCGTTAGCTCCATCACCACCTGTAAGAGTAGGATGATCTAGAGCAAATAACTCTTTACCGTCTCCTCCTGGGAAGCTAGAACTAAAACCATTATTTAACACGTTTGCTGCTTTAACTTGCTTTGTGCTTGCCATGGAACGAGCGAGAGCTTTTGTATATCTTGCTGAAAGAGAGTCGTAGAGGTTATCCTCTATAGCTTCTTCAGTAAGAGCAAATGCTAATGCTACTGTTTCATGCGAGTAACGAGATGTGTAGGTTTCTTGAGCTGTATCATAAGTTACTGCTGTACCTTCTCCTTTAGTAGGAGCTTGTGCGAAACCAGAAAGCATAACCTCTTCTTCAAAAGCTCTATCTGAGTTTTCTGAATCAAAAATTTGTGCGTGCTCGTTTTCATACCTATCGTATTCAAGACCAAAAAGTGCATTTAGTCCTGGCTCTAGTTCTTTGACTAGTTGTGCTCTATTTATTGCCATTTTATATCACCTTTTAGTTGTTAGCGAAAACTGATGCTGGGAATGAAACATACATTCTTGCATACTGTCCGATTGAATTATCTGGTGTATCTACAAATCCGTGGACTTGAGCAATTCCGCTACTAGTTGTAGCTGTTACTGCTTCTTTAGATCTACCAGTTGAAGTATCACCTGCTGTAGTTGTGATAGTGTTTAATGTTCCGATAGTTGCTTGTGTCGGAGTGGCAGAGCCCTGAGCCGAATAAACAATATCTGGATCAGAATACACAAATGCTTTCGCATTCGCAGAAGCTAACGTTGCTGTTGCGCCTACCCAATTTTTTGAGAAGACGACAGAACCGTCGGTAGCTTGATATTCTACTCCGTAGAATACGCCAAGTGGGGCACCTGTTGCAGTGCCTTGAATTACTAGACCACTAGCAAGATTAACAACATCACCAGAGAAGATTGCTCCTGTGGTTCCTGATGCTATTTCAAATTCAGAAGGTCTGATAGTTCCACCTGACATATGATATGCTGGAGTAAAACCATTTGGGTCATTTACATTCGCCATTTATTTCACCTTTATTATATTATATGTGTTATAGAGAATAATTATTATTCTCCACCTGTTCCAAACGTAACTTTTGTTTGTCTACTAGGATTACTAATAGGCATAAGTGGGTTACTCTCTCGCATCAGATTGTTATCCACAGCTTCCATTTGATCATTAGCAAGTTGAGCATAATATGCTCTTCTTTCTAAAACTGTTTCTTTGGGCATCTTTGCGAGTACTAAGCCACCAACTCCTATAACTCCAGCGTGTTTTCCTTCATCAATCATAGGAGATTCAAATTCAGGATGGTCTTCTGCTCTCACAGGTTCCCAACCTTCACGAATACGTTTTGACATATTCGCTTTATCTTCTTGTCCTACCATTGACTCACGAAGCCATCGATAGATATAGCCCTCTGGTGGGGTGGGTGCGTCCAATAAGGACGGTGGACTCCAAGGTTTTCTTCGAGTTTGAGATTCTCGACCTTCTGCAGATCGGGGAGACCGATCAGTTTCAGTAGTTGTTTTATTATCTACCATATTTTACTCCTTGACATGCTTAGCATATTCTTCTAGTGGCACCCCTAATCTTTTCGCTATCGCGACTTGACTCGGAGTGAGTTGTACTTTTCTACGTGAACGAGAGCGAGTTGTAGTAGAACCTCTACTAGAACCTGCTACTACTTCGTTCACAGCGTTTGGTGATACATTTCCTAGTTTATGAGGAAACGAATCAGCCATTCTTCTATCTACTTCTTTATAATAATCATCAGAAGTAGGGTCATAACCTTCTTGCTCAACCAACTGCCTATGAAAAGCAAAAGCACTGGTTGTCATTGCTATATCAGAACCAAACCAATCATTCTTTGTTGCCCATGCTCTCGCTTTTGGGTCTTCCTGTATCTGAGGAGCTTGTTGTTGGGGAGCTGTATTTCCAACTCTTTCTACAACCTGTTCTTCAGTTACATTCTCAACTTCTTTTTTAGGAGACACTCTTTTTAGGCTTTCTTCTTCGACCGCCAACTTGGCTAAATCTTTTTGAGCTTCTAAAAGAGAATCTGTATCTCCATTCTCATAAGCCTTTTTATACCTATCGGATGCACCTAAAAGTTCTGAACTTACTCGGTTCTTATATTCATCATATAGGTTTTGATCAGTTTTTGAAAGTTTATTCTTGGTTTTATTTAATTCGTCCTGAACACTCTTAGCATAATCAATCGCTGCTTGTTCTCTGCGTTCTGATTCACGAATTTTAAAAGTGAGCTTACCTATACGTTTCTTTACAGATTCGCTATAGTCTTCAATCTCACTTTCTGTTTCACCCTTATTTTCGGGTTGTGTTTCAGCAACAACTTCTTCTGCTGCCTCTTTTTCTTCTTCGGTTTCAGGAACTTCTACTTCCGTCAAATCCTCTACTTCTTCTTGCATAGCTTCAGCCATGGTTTACTCCTTTGTTGCGTGATAACATTAAGCGGATGTAACGTCTTCAGGATTGTCGACTACCGCTAAAATATCATCATCGTTTAATAAACGCAGATCACCACCCTCAATTTTGATTCGTGCTCCTGCATACCTTCCAAAAATCACCCAATCTTTAGGCTTACACCAAGCTCCCGCAGGGAATTTGTTTTCGTCTTTATAAGCGTCTGGACCAAGTGAAACTACATACCCAACGTTAGTACCTGTACGTTCTTGTTCTATTGTTGAGTCTGCTAACCAGATACCACCTTTCGTCTTTTGTTTGCGACTAAAGGGCAATATCATAATTCGATAACCTGTGGGGGTAGGTAATTGACCGATAAGAGTTTCGTCTTCCTCTATTTTTTCAGGAGTGAACGTATCTTCTTTTTCGGGTTCAATATCTACAAATCTCTCGACCGTGTTCGGTATTGGCTCTCCGCCTTTACCAAATTCTTTTACATTTTTCATTCTTCATCTTTTCCTTTGAGCAGGTCACTGATTAAAGTTTCCGTAAACGACAGACCTGATATTTCGCCTACGATTTTTTGATAACTCTCAAAATCTTGCACACCGCCCGAGGCGAGTGTTGTTTTTAATTGCTCCTGTCTTTCAGTTAAAAGTTTTCTTAGTTTGTCTATTAGCATTTAAATTATTTTCTTCTTGATTTAGCCCCAGAACATTTCCATCTTTTTCTTGATAGATTGTTAGGAGTGTTTGGATCACTTTGTTTTTTCTTAGATAACCTTTTCTTTATACCTAAACTTCTTGCACAATACGAATCTCCTTTTGATGTTCCTGGCTTAACCCTAGGACCACCACCTTTGGCTTTTCCTGCTTGTCCGTAACTAACTCTTTTACCAGAACTAGTAACTTTAACTTTTGCTTTACCTTTTCTTGGACTAGCCATTCTGCATTGATCTTCTACGGTTAGAATTTCCTGAAACTATTCCTCCGTGTTCCATCATTTTAAAATCAGATCCTGATAACTTGCCGTCTTTGTTTTTGTCTAGTTTCTTTTGACCGCCATGTAAAGCTCCACCGTGAGACATCTTAACACAGTTGTCTACAGTTTTACCGCCTTTCTTTTTAGTGCCCATTTGTTTATAGCCTTTCCAACATGCTTTACCATCTAGACCTTTTTTCTTAGCTGTCATTTGTTAAAACTCTTGCCTTTAGTTGCTGCTCCGCAACCTCTAGCCATTCCTTTCTTTTTGCCTGCTTTACCGCCATGTTTCATTCCAACCATCATAGGGTCTCCACCAAGGTTCATTTTTTTCTTCTTTTTCATTCCTCTATTCGTTCCTGGCATTATGGTCTCCTTAAACTTTTTTTGGTGTCTGTCATAGATCCACCGTTCTTTTTCTTTTTCATAGAAGAGTTTTTCATGTGAGTTCCATCGGGCATCGTATGATATCCTGGTGCACCTCCGTGAGACATTCTTCTACGGTTAGCGTTACCGCCCATCATTTCTTCAAAATTAGCTCTATTCAACATTACTGACCTCTTGAGTCGTTGTCTGATTTTCTAACATCATTTAGTATATCACGATAATCTTTGCGCATAGTACTTTTTTCTTTCATAAGTGCTTCTTCTCTTTCTTGAGCAATTTTCATTTCTGCTATTGCTTCTGTAGATTGAATCTTAGTCATGTCTATTTGTGCTTTTACCATATCGCTTTGAGCTTTCTGTGCGATCTCTTGTTCTTTAAGTTTTACAATAGGATCGATGTTAGCTTCCGCCATAGCTTCCGCCATAGCTTTTGCTTGACCAGTAACTTGTTGAGTAGCTTGTGATG